GAGCTTTACGATGCAGACGATGTTCTGATTTCAAGTAATGATGTCGGAGCAGTGAATACAACTACTGTTGATGCTTCTTCTGTGACAACCACATCATGTAAGATTAAGTTATTTTCTATTCGTGATGGATATGTATCGTTTCAAGCATTTGAGCATGTGCTTGTTCTCTCTTTCACTGCGCCTTACGATTTATTTGGAAATTGGAATGAAACAACTCAAGCAGTTGATTTAACTTGGAGTTTTGATTGATGGCTGAATTTAATATTTATCGTAGAGAGCTTGGCGACTCAAGCCCGCCATCGCTGATAGCAAGTGGCCTAACATCACAAATCTATTCGGATACGACTGTAGAGAAATGGAAAACTTATCTTTACAGTGTTGGTGCAGTCATTGCTGGTGTTGAGAAGATTAGTAATGAAACGCAGGTGAGAGCTTATAATTTCAAAGAATCAATCACAAGCCTTTTTTCGCCATCAGAAAAAGGATTCGCTTATGACTTTTCAGATTTATCAACAATGTTTCAAGATACAGCAGGCACTATACCAGTGACCGCTGTTGATCAATTGGTTGCAAGAGTCAATGATCTATCAGGTAATGGAAACCACCTGATTCAGTCTACAAGCGGAAAACGACCAGTTTTGAAGCAGGATGCGAAAGGTTATTACTTATGGTTCGATGGAACATCAAAAACTATGCAAACAAGTGGCACTGTGGATTTATCAGGATTGTTATTGCTCACTACTTTTGCATCATTAAGTAAAGATAGATCAACGACTGAGATTATTTTTGAAACAAGCTCGGACTATAATTCAAACGCTGGTGCAATGATATCAGCTTTTGAGACAAGTTTGATTTCTTTTAGCTTTCTTGGTGCATCTGCACCCAACTACACGTTGTTTAATGTATCGACTACAACGGGCGGAGTATTCACAACGACATCTAATCTAGCGTTATCATCAAATAAAATCACAACATTCAGAAAAGATGGTGTATCGCAAGCAGCGGCTATTCGTATTGACAACCCAAGTGTACCGCTTACGAATCAGACGCTATACGTCGGAGCGCGTGCAGGAGCATCCTTCTATCTGCAAACTAAATTCAGAGCACTCGTGTGTATTGGAAAAACAGCAACGACGACAGATATTGAGCGGTTAGAGAATTTTCTTATTTGATTTACACCAATGCTTATAGCACCTTCGGGTGCTTTTTTATTGCTAAAAATTGGAGGATGTATGCCTGATATTGAAACATACGGGTGCGAATGAAAAATATATTGATGTTTTTGCAGCGTCACTCTAGTATATAGTAACTAAATAATTCAAAGATTCATTATGCAGGATCATGAAAAAACACTGTTTACATTGTTCATAATCGGGGCACTAATCGGCATGAGTAGGCTTTTAGTTTCAAGCGAACCACTATCAGCACGTTTAATCATAGGTCGAACAATCTTAGGTTCTGTAACATCCGCAATTGCAGGCATCGTATTGATTCAATTTCCCGATCTAAGTCCAGTTGCACTCGTAGCAATTGCTTGTGCTTTGGGAATTTTGGGTAGTACGTTCATTGAAGAATATTTGAAAAAGAATGTGAATAAGTGGGGCGGCTAATGACTGTCGTAATCACCGCAGGGCACAGTAATGCAGATTCCGGAGCCGTCAATGGTTCAGATCGTGAAAGTGACATCGCACAAGATATGCGTAATATTGTTGCATATTATTTGCGAGCCAAAGGCATCAGCTTTAGAACTGACGGCGAAGGCAAAGGCAATGCTACGCTCGCACAGGCAGTCAAACTTATCAAAGGGTCAGCAATCGCAGTTGAATTCCACTGTAATGCATCATCAAATGCAGCAGCCAACGGCGTTGAAGCACTTGCGCAAACCAAAGACAAAGTAATCAGTCAAAAGCTATGCAAGGCGGTATCAGGTGTCATGGGAAGCGTTTTGCGTGGAGATCAAGGCTGGAAGCCTGAAAACTCAGGTCAGCATTCACGTTTAGCGTATGTCAGCAATGGCGGTATCATTCTTGAGCTGTTCTTTATTTCCAGTGACCTGGAACTTAGGACTTGGAAAGATAGAAAGTGGCTTGTTGGCAAAGCTGTAGCGGAAGTGCTGGCAAATTACGTTACTTAATGTGAGCCATTAGAACGATGGCGGCTACAATGGAACGGTCTCCTTACCATGCCTTTACGTGAATAGTACATGTAGTCAAGTTTCAGCATATCAGATCAACGATATGTCAAATAATCGTTTAGACTTGTTATATAGCAGTTACTCTTTACTGTGTCGACAAAATGATTAAAGCCCTAACGCTGTTAAGTGTCAGGGCTTTTTTATAAGTCTTAGATGGCTTTGTGTACATCGTCGCCCATGTCGTTGTCCATCCGACGACCTGCTTTGATTTCTTCATCTCTTGCGCGCAATGCATTATTTAAAGATTCTTTAATATCAAGAGCTTCTTTAAGAAGATCAATTTCCGCTTGCATGGCGAGGTTTTCAGTTTTAAGTCGTTCGTTTTCGCTTTCAATATCTACAGTACGAGTACCCATTGACGCGTCATCTTGGAAACAGTTAATGCGACACTTCGGTCTGATATGATTCTCAACTTGTGAGTCGTCACGAAAATGGTCTAAACGACGACCTACTGCAATTTCTTCATCCGTGGCATGGCGTAAAAAATCCAAACGGACATTTGATTCTGTATTGTCATCAAGCCATTTAATGATTGGCCATCTACCATCGGTTTTATGGATTTGCGCAAGCGACGGTTCATTTTCTAAAACCACCTTATCCCCAACCTTAAATTCTCTAGTGCATTCTGTCATATCCACCTCTTTAGAGTGTCGATCAAGTTGCCATGATCTCGTAATTTCAATAATAAGTTGTGTTCATTGTACATTTTAATATCGTGAAACCTTGCTTGTGCTTTTATTAGAACTTGAGATTCAACTAGGCTGTAGTCATCGGGCATCGTTTCTGTTTCCCAATTCTTTATCATTTCATCTTGCAAGCCTTTCCACCGTGTTTTTATTCCTGCGCCACGATTCACTTTAACTTCACAGCCATTCATTAACTCGGCGTGTGACATTTCGGGCAATTCAACATAAAAGTCGATTGTCTTAACATCGGTTGCAGCTTCATTGATGAAATGACTCGCTATAGCGATTTCCCAATATTCAGGATTCTTCACGTGCGACATTTTAAGCGCAATGATTAAATCTTGCTGCTCGTATGTTTCAATGACAAGCCATTCGGGGCAATAGGCATCTTCACCAATCACGTTGGCTTCACGGTATGCATCAATCTTTCTATTAACATCTTCAATGCAGAACGTCATATCAAACTCATACAACAAGCCTGCTTTGGCTCGTTGTATGTTTAAGAGTTTGTTTGGATTGTATTTCTTATTACGACCCATCACAGCAAGTCCTCAACCAATTTCGCATAGCCTTGTATGTCGTGCCATGAATCTTTGTGATTAAAGTCTCCATTAACAATTCTAGCCATTTTTGAAGCAATCATATACATTGCCATCTTATGCGTTTTTGGCATTCTGCTATAATTTGCCTGTTTAAGAGCATCAATGATATTTTCAGTTACAAGCGCAACATCCTCAAAACATCCGTAGCTTGATTGACGCTCGTTTAGTGTCGCTTGTACGCTTGGCTCGTCATCAATAAAAGGCAGTTCTTCGGGTTGTGTTCTGCGTTGCCAAAGTAAAATAGAGCCATCAACATCCGAAAGATAAGCATCAACACCTAAATGCATAGGCTCGTATTTTTTGCAACCTTTCTCACAAATAAGTCCATCTTCAAACCAAAAAATATATATATCATAAGCCTTAGTTAATCCTATCGCACCATCAGGCACTTCAATCAGTCCGCTTTTTTCATCATCTCCCGCATGTTCAGGAAGCATGACAAGTTTGTAGCCATCTTTTACGTTTAAAAATTCTTTGTAATTCATTGTTGATACTCCTTAGAACTAAATTTTAATTGCAATCGTTTATCTCTATAAACCGCTTCGTTTCTCAATTTGCACTCGTGGCATTTGTAGCGAAATAATTTCTCATTGCCTTTAAGTTTGGATTTCTTGATAACAATAAAAATTGTTTCGCCGTGCGCAGCGCATTCACCAATAAACGTTTTATTTCCGAGATCAATAGCAACATCCATTGCCACAGTGTTCGCTTCATTTCTCAATTGTGTTTTGGTCTTTTCCTTTTTCTGTCTTAATTCAATCATGGCTTGCGCTCTTTCATTCTTGCATTTTTTACAGCGTATCTGATTCAATTTATCGAACATATAATCCGTCTTTCCATGATACTTGCATTCGCCGACAAATTCGCTCAATCCTTTTTCTAGTGCATCGTGCTTCGCTTCCACCAATCCCTTGTATCGGGACACTTTCACGATCTGCCGATGCTTGACTGGCGAAAAATCAAAATCAAAACTTTCTATGTCACGTTTGAATTTATTAAACCTTTCATCTGATTTGATTGGAATTGTTTTAGCTCGCTCAATAACTTTGTTGTTATATCCGAACTGCTTAATAAATCTTGTGAAATCGCCTTTTTTCGCTTTCTGATTAAAATATTCAATCAGGATTTGTTGTTTAATCAGTCGGTCACTGTAGTCGGGCTTTGCAAGTGGTGTCTTTTTTTCACCAAACTTGAATGACTTTTCCGCCAATTTTAATTTTTCAAACGTGATTTTATATACCCGACGCCCTGATAAAATCTTTTTAATCACATTTTTGGAAACACCAGCGAATCTTGAGAATGGCAATAAGTCGCCATATTTCAATTTCTGCTTGATTAATTCCGCCCAAGCACTCAATTCTTCTTCGTCAGCGTAGTAATTCACAACGGTCTTTACTTTTTTTAGCTTTTGTTTTCGTATAGCTTTGTTGCGCTCTTTTACTTTTTTCTCACGTTCTTTTTCAGTACGCACGTTTTCCTCTAGCGTGCGGCTAGACGTGTATTTGATCTGACCTAGAGATTCACCCATTTTTAAAACTTGCGGCTTGTTATTCGCAAGCCATGCTTCAACCTCCAAAGATAACGATTGATCTTTGATTGTGTTGTGCGTTAGTTGCATGTGAATACACTCCGTAATGCTGCTACGACCTGTTTGATTTCTTCTTCGGTGCGCCATACACCAAGCTTGGTGAGACTTTTATCTTGTTCATCATTTTCAAAACTTGAAACATAGGAATAGCTGTTTTTGTCAGAGGCTTCGATAATCCAATATTTCTCCCCAAGTTTCGGCTCAAACGGCGCAGGAATCTCAATGCCGTTCAAGGTTATGGTGCGTGGTTTTAGGCGGAATCTGAAATTATCATTCAATATTAGATTTACTGACATTAAAGAAACTACATTCCACACTCTATCAACCACAACTTCGTACTCCACCTCTTTACCATCCGCCAAAGCTCTTAATGCATCAGCCCCACTAATCAATCCGTTTTCATTTCCGGTTACTAGGTTTCGGAGTTCTTCTAGTGTTATTTCTTTGTTTTCTGCATCATCAAAATTATCACTATCAAAACCCTTAGTAAGTATTCCGTTTTTTGCATATAAAAACTTACTATCTAGGTGCTTTGGTCCTAGACCTGTATTCCAAATATACCCAAGTTTAAAAAATAACTCCTGAGCTTCCTTGTTTTCCACTTCACCATTCACTTTGATTTTGTACCCATTCGAACTCATTATTTTACCCTTAATTAATTAAACCACGATTGAATAATAGCACATATTTTTACGTTGTCAAATTAGCCACTTTCGGTAGTTTTCTTTTAGTAGAAAGATATATAGCAAGTGGCTAACTGACTCTATATCTACGTTCTGCATACTGCGTCATCGTGCTAATAGATTCTGCTGTAATCTTATAGCAATGCTCTCCTTTTCCTACTGTTGTTCTTCTCCAACTAAGACCAAACTTCTCTAATATTTGAGCGACTGCTCTGCTCTTATTTTCAGGCGTATTCATTGGTAATAGTTCGCCGTTCTTGGATTCTCGCCATTGACCATACTTACTTGGTATTAATTTAAGTGATGAAAGCATGAATCTATTTTCGTTATGCGTCACACGGCGCATGATTTCGTCGCATAGCTGCTTTGTTATCTTTGCGCTACCTAACTCCATTTTATCGAAAATAAGCGCACTGGCGCGAATCTGTGCGTTCTGAAAGCGTCTTAATGATATGTTCTTGTCATTTTCATCAATCTCGAATGATAAACCGAGCAAACGAGCGAATCTATCCACCGTTGGCAAGTTTTCAAACATATCAATATCAAGCTCGCAAATATCGTGATCATATTGAAAGCCTAGACTTGATCTGACTTTGTAGGCGATCAACTGATGTAATTCATCATCTGTTTGGTCTTGTTTGTTCTCAATAAAAAAAGCATCTTCTTTGGTGATCTTGTCGGCTGCCCTGATTGAATGCCTGTATTTCGCTTTCATTTCACGTGTAAGCTCTTTCACTTGATCAGATAGGGCATAGTTGGGCGATTCGACTAAACCGCCTAGAATCTCAAAACAGTAGTATTCTAAGAACCAGCAAAATCCGTTCGCAAAGTCGGCACGATACATTTCCTCTGTGGCTTCGATATGTGCCTTAAAATTGGAGTATTCATTTTCCTTGATGTTGCCACCCTCAAGCATTGCCGCCTGACGCAAGCCAACAAGAATTGACGCAGCGTTGACATGCTCAAACCGCTTGTTATTCAGCTGTAGAAACACGTGGTAATGATCAACATAGCGAACACGAGCTAACATTTGCGCAAAGTCACTGAAACAGATTTTATGACCACTGGCCATGCCCGCAATCATTGTGAAATGTGGCTTATCTCGATGTTCAACCGATACGCCTGAACTAATTGATGGCGACGCTATAACCAAGCGATAGTTTCGGGATAATTCCTCAATGTTGTCTAAAAATTCACGGATTTCTTTTTTCTTGCTGTTTTTCGACGTGATCGCAAGTGTCGTGTATTTTTTGTCGAAAATTTGCTTTAGCACTTCGGCACGTTCAGCACTTTCAACCGATAGCCAAACGTTGCCGCCGTTTTGTAGCTCAATCTCAATCTTGGTGAGTAGGTCGGCACGGTCAGCATATAAAAAACATTTGCGCTTGCGGCGATTGTCGGGCAATAGCTCAACGATAGTGAACTTTTCGTCAGGACGTGCTTGTTCAAAAAAATCAATTGTTGTTTGATCAATTGAAGCATCGGCAGCGATTACGGTTGACGCTTCATTGACGAGCTTTTTTAAGCCAAAAAATACGTGTTCTTCGGTGCGTCCTCTTACTTTACATTCACGTGATTTTGTAAAACGGATATTTTGAGATATTTCATCAATTGCGATATTTGCCGCACGATTGATAAACGATGTCATATTCGGCGAATCAATAGAGGGCAAGCATACCGCCACTTTGTTTTGGTATTGCGCACCTTGATCTTCATAGCTTGCAATATTCAAACGCTTAGACAAGTCAGAAATCAAAGAACGTCTATGAGCAATAGCGCAAAATGGCTTTTCTGAACTATCACAAAATGGCTTGATTACGTCTTTTGTCTTGCCCGAACCCATTGGCGCAAAAACAAGCGAAACTGGATTAGTGATTTTAAAATCAGATAATGATGCCAAAACGATATGATCATGTTTATTGCCCCACGATTGCGGCTTGACTGCTGTTAGTGCCATGCGCTTGCGTTTTTGTATCTGCCAATGCACACGGCACATGATTGATGTGTGCGTTCTCGGATGAATCAATGGATGATCAATGTGCTTTCTAATTTGCTCAACTGTCACGAAAGCTGGTACTTTTTCAGACATGCGCACAGCAACAACAAGCGCAGCACGTGCCACGCTCAACGGCGCATTTGATTCTTCAAGCACACGTTCGGCATCTTCGATGTAAGGTAGCTCGAAAGCATTAAAACTATCCACTTCTCGCATTTTAGGCTTGTACAGCTGCTTGAACACAATACGCTCGTACACAGCGTTATATCCATTTTCGTGGTACAGGTCGTTGAAGTCGGTAGGCAAGTTGGATATGTCAGAGAAAATAGGATAAACCACGTCAGCATCAACTGAACAAGCCGCTTTATCTGCCGCCTTGATACCTGTATTGCTTTTTCCGTATTGGTCGTTGTCAGCGCAAATTGTGATGCGCACCAGTGGGAATTCACGCCTGATTTCCTTAGCAACATTTTCCAGGTTACCCGCATCAATAGCGCAATAAACTCGTAGTTGCGTTGCTTCGTGCAATGTCGCACCAGTCGCCCAACCCTCGCAAAGCAAAACGTGATCAGTCATATCGCCGATGATTGCGTGCGCACCTTGTTTTCTAGCACCAAAAAGCAAAAATTTGTCGGTGTGCTTTTCATTCTTAAATACTTTTTTGGATAGAATCGCCTGCACTGAAACGACTTCATTTCGATAATAAAGCGGCACGATTAAAGCGTTTTTCTCGACATGCTTTACTTTTTCATCATTCCACCAATCCCAATCGTACAGGCGGCATCCGTGCGCCATAACATCTTTTTTTGCTAAGTACGGATGACCGTCGCATTCACTGGAATTTTCAATTATCCACTTTGCCTTTTTTGCGGACTTAATTTGTTGATTTAAAACAATTTCTTCTTCGTGCTTTGCTTCTATTTCTAACTGCTTTTGTCGCTCTTTTCGCTGCTCGATAATATGCGGTGAAACTTTCTGTTGGCGATCATCGAGCTTAAATCCTGCATTGATGGCGTTATACATGAGCGTTCCAATTGTACGCCCCTTGCCTGACTTAAAACTTTTCCATTGCGACTTACAGTGCTTTGCGTTGTAGCTACTTCCCATGCTTGACCATGCGTTCCACATATCAAAGCCTAGCTCGCCTAGCTCGTGCTTGATACACATGCCTGCTGACAACCACTCGTCTCTTGATTCATAATCGAGAAAAGACAAAGCCTGTCGGATAGTGTCGATTGACAAACCGTCATAGTTCATATAAATTATTCCTTACCCATTTCGCCGCTGCCTATAGCGGCTTTTTTTATTGTGCTAAATAAAAAATTATTTAACAATCTTGACATTCAAGAAATTAATGCAATAATAAATCTTAATTTAATTTTGAGCAAGCTAAAATTGAACGCATTATCATTATTTAATGGAATATCAGGACTTCATCTTGCGATGGATAGAGCGCAGATAGGTGTTGACACAGTTTATTACTCAGAAATAGACAAATATGCAAACACGGTTACAGAGCATCATTACCCGAATGATATTGCTTTAGGTGATGTGACAAAGTGGCGAGAGTGGGATATTGACTGGACTTCAATTGATTTAGTTGGTGCTGGTTTCCCTTGTCAAGCATGGTCTGTGGCCGTGATAGTGCATATTTTAAAGTGTGCTTTTAAATAAATAAAAACCCTGCATAAAGCAGGGCGATTTTTAAGAGTCTTATTATTATGTCATATCAACTTAGGGATTATCAACAAAAGGCTGTTGATCTATCCATTCAATACATGCGAAAGAATAATGAGCCAGCATTGCTATCATTAGCAACTGGTGCGGGCAAGAGCTTAATTTGTGCCGAGATCGCAAGAATCATGCACGCAATTTCAAAAAAGAAAGTGCTTTGTTTATGCCCGACGGCGGAACTGGTAGAACAAAACTATGAGAAATACCTTTTAACTGGAAATGAAGCATCCATTTATTCTGCATCAATCGGTAAAAGCCTACGCCATGACGTTATTTTTGCAACGGAGGGCACTTGGAAAAGTGTCGCCAAAGAACAGGGCGAAAACTTCTCGGTTATCATTCTTGATGAAGCACATCGCATCACACCAACAATTAAAAAGATTATTGAGGATATGAAGATTGGCAATCCTAATATTCGGACCACAGGCCTGACTGCGACCCCTTACAGAATGAATACTGGTTTTACGTTCGAGATTGACGACAACAATAATCTTGTTGAAGATGCTATTGAGCCATATTTTAAAAAGCTATTGTTTAAAGTGACGACTCAAGAGCTAATTGATCAAGGATTTTTAACCCCTGTACGAATTGGCAAGATAGGTGCTGAACAATACGACACAAGCAACCTGAAAACGAATAGTAGTGGTAATTTCACGCAAGAATCACTCGATGAAGCATTTGTCGGTCATGGTCGCAAAACGGCGGAAATCGTTGCGGACGTGGTTAATCAGGCGAATGCAATGCAAGCCAAAGGTGTTATGTTCTTTGCTGCTACTGTAGACCATGCACATGAGATCATGGCATCTTTGCCCGCCTACAATTCAGCATTGGTGACAGGTGAAACCTCAAAGTCAGATCGGAAAAAGATCATTAAAGATTTTAAAGCGATGAGAATTAAGTATCTTGTGAACGTTTCAGTTCTAACAACGGGATTTGATGCCCCTCATTGTGATGTTTGCGCCGTGCTAAGACGTACCGAATCGCCATCGTTATTACAGCAGATTATAGGTCGGGTGCTGCGTTTGTTTAATGGAAAAGAATACGCCCTCTATTTAGATTATGCAGGCAATATAGAAACCTTTTTCCCTGATGGCGATATATTCAATCCCAAGATCACGACAAAAAAGAGTAAGGAATCTGTTAAAGAATCCATACTATGCCCCGAATGCAACAATCAAAACGAAGTTGTATTGCGACCATTGCCGACAGGTTATACGTTTAACGAGTTCGGCTACATACTAGACCTTGCGGGCGACATTGTTCTGCATGAAACAGAAGCGAAGCCATTTCCCGCACATTTTTCGAGAAGATGCAGTCATATTGAGATCAAAGGGCATAATGTTTTTGAAAGGTGTAATTATTTTTGGTCATATAAAGAATGTTCAGAATGCGG